AAATCTCCCAAGAGTCTCTAAAAACACAAATAACCGAACTACAAGAGATTCACGAAGAAGAACTAAAACAACGAGATAAGGCACTTGAAGATTTCAGAATCAGAAACGAACAACTTGAACTGCGCTATCAAGACGCTTTAATGGATTTATCAAAAGAGATTGATAAACGCAAGAAAGGCATAGTGAGAGATTACAGAAAAGATAAAGACAAACTACGCCTTCAAATAGAACAAACTTACGGATTCACTTATGTTCCCTAGCATTTTATTATTTACTACACTAGCCTTCGCTGGTTCTGAATTCACTTTTGTAGATCAGGGCGAGCGTTCTCCAATAGAGGGAATCGTCCTCAATCCCGAGGCTTTATCAGAGGTTCTCGTAACACCAGACAAAATCAAGCAAGAGTGCGAGATCGAATGGACGAGAACAATCGAGAAAAAAGAAAGCGAGTTTATCCTAGAGCTAGAAAAAGAAAAGATTCGTTACAACGCTCTCAACCAGAAACATACGACAATGGTGATTGAGAAAGACACCGAGATTGACGAACTACAAAAGATTATCAAGAAGCAATCACCAGCCTACAAGTGGATGTGGTTTGCGATTGGAATAGCAGCCGGTGGTGCTACCTACTACGGAATAGGTCAGGCGACGCAATGAAGCACACCAATCTTCCTTTTCACATTTATGTTTGGGTAAACAACAAATATCTTGGACCCAAGATGCCCGAAGGCTACACTTATGCCCTGTGGCATGGTATACATTCTAGAGAGGGACAGATTCCTATGGCACATGTTCTATTGGAAAGCGGTGCTCACTGGTCTGGTTTGCCGCTCCACGCGATGTCAAACTTTCACGGACCAGATACTTGGAAAGAAAAACCACATAACGACTTGATTCCGTGGACTGCTATGGGTCCAAACATAGAAGCGTGGCACGCAAAGTATCTAGAAGGTCTTGAGGTTGAACTATTCCGCTATGGGTGGAAAGGACGACACACAGGCATAATAATTGACTGGACCGATGGCTTTGACCGCTATCCACAAGAGCATAAACCACTGAACCTTGTTTCCCTTGAAGATGGGCAGTTTGCCCTACAGCCAAACAACTATTGTAGATTTAGAGACGACCATTTTATAGACGAAACCAAGTTTGAACAAACAAAATTTTATCGCAGAGGCGAAGAGGTTTGGTGGGGACAATGAGTAAAGACCCAGATTACATCGTAAAGGTAGAGCAGGCTATCGCACAAAAGTATGGCGAAGAAGCAATCCAGAACCCCAAAGCAGATTGGGACGAGAACAAAGAGAAAGTCTATCTGGAACAGATGCGAGAACTCTACAAGAAACAAAAGAAAAATGATGAAGCCAACGATAAAGTAGAACTAAATGGAATAAAGGTCTCAAGAAAACTACTTAATAGAGAATCCAAAACGGGATGTCCTGTTTGTGGTTCGTTCTCATACTCAACCAGAGATGATGTCTCACTTGTAAAGTTTGAATGCTGCTACAAGTGCTACATCAAATGGGTTGAGGGAAGAGAAGAACGATGGAAAAAAGGATGGAGACCAGATGAAAGCTAGTGAATTAAGAGAGCTAATCAGAGAAGTTCTCAAAGAAGCAGAAGAAGAGCAAGTAGACATTGGCGACAAGAACGCTACAAAGCTAAAGACAGGCTCTATGTCTTCTACGCAGAGAATCAAGACTTCTAGAGAAAGAATTAAAGATACAAGTGGAGAGTTCACACCACAAGAGCAGAAGATTGTAGATCAGTTAGAAAAGTTTATCTCCGATCTTGCTGCAACAGAAGGTGTCGATTTGCTACAACATAGAACTTTTCTTGAAAAGGCTATGAAACAAATACAAAAAAGAATGGTCAAAGAGGGCTACGAACAGCAAATGATGCCCGGTGGTATAGAAGATGATGACCACGAAGTCCACATGGCTCTATCAGATCTTCACAAACTAGAAGAATACGCCCCCAAGGTCTCTCAACTCGCTTCAGAATACTCTGACCTACCCGGCTGGGTTCAAGCAAAAATTACTCTTGCTGCCGACTATTTAGGTAAAGTCTACCACTATTTAGATGGCAAGCACAACAAAGGAATGGAATAATGGCAACAGTTTACGAAATCGTTCAGGCTCTATCACAAGCCGCAGCAAACGCTTACGACGGAGCACACGACGCAGACGGCGAAGCAATCAAGGCAGGACTAAAAAGAGAAGAGGGCAGCCCTCTTATTGACAAGCGTGTTATGGACGGCTTCGGTGTCAAGTTCCACGGCAACATGATGACCCTTTCTTACCAGTCTGAGGTCCAACTCAAGGAAGTCTACGCTAACGGCTTTGAGTCAGATGTTGAATCGCAGATGAACGAGATCATCAAGTTCTTAAAGAAAGAAGCACGCAAACTAGGCGCTGGCTCTGTGTCTCTCACCAAAGAAGGCGAGATTGACATTCGCGTTGAGAACTCATCCCGCGTCCGTTCTTGGGTTACTGCTTGCATGACCTACAAGATTGGTGGGATGGAAGAGGTTGCTGTTGTTGGCGAAGCCACAGAAGACAAACTCGCTGCTGGCTGGGAAGCCTTTATGAAGCAAGGTGGTTATGGTAAGCGTGCCCCTAACGACAAGAGACCCGCAAACTCTGGCAAAAAAGAATAAAAGAAAGATGAATGCCAAAGTTAACGAAACAACAAATACTGAAAGAAGTCGTTAAGTGTGGTAAAGATCCTTCTTACTTCCTAAAAAACTATGCCCGCATCTCTCACCCGATGCACGGGCTTATGTTGTTTAAGACATTTGATTATCAGGATCAACTGCTAGAAGATTTCAACGACTACCGCTTCAACATCATCAACAAGGGTCGCCAGCTAGGTATCTCAACGATCACGGCTGGCTACATTGTTTGGATGATGTTGTTCCACCGCGACAAGACCATTCTTGTTATGGCGACCAAGTTTGAAACAGCAGGCAACTTGGTCCGAAAAGTCAAGAACATTATGAAGAACCTTCCTGACTGGATCAGGATCGCAAACATTACAACCGACAACCGCACGTCCTTCGAGTTGTCCAATGGTTCTTCTATCAAGGCTGCCTCCACCTCTGGCGACGCTGGTCGTTCTGAAGCACTATCCCTCCTCGTTCTTGACGAGGCTGCACACATCGAGGGTCTAGAAGAACTATGGACTGGTCTATACCCAACACTATCAACTGGTGGTCGCTGTATCGCTATCTCCACGCCAAACGGTGTTGGTAACTGGTTCCATAAAACCTGCGTAGGTGCCGAGACCAATGATAATAATTTCAATCTCACGACGCTTATGTGGTGGGTTCACCCAGACAGAGATGAAGAATGGTTCAAGAAAGAAACCAAGAACATGTCCAGAAGACAGATCGCTCAGGAGTTGGAGTGTAACTTCAATACTTCTGGTGAAACTGTTATCGATCCAGAGAACATGGAATGGATCATGTCCAACATCAAAGAGCCAAAACACAAGACAGGCTTTGATAGAAACTTCTGGCTATGGGAAGAGTACGACCCAAGTTGTAACTATCTCATGTCCGCAGACGTTGCCCGAGGCGACGGCGCAGATAGTTCTACGTTCCACATTCTGAAACTTGAAACGATGGAAATCATCGGAGAGTACATGGGCAAACCAACACCTGACCTCTACGCCAACATGCTAAATCAGGTCGGTAGAGAGTTTGGTAACGCCATGCTCGTCGTAGAAAATAACTCCATTGGTTACACCGTCATAGATAAATTAGTAGAGTACGGCTACCCAAATCTCTATTACTCTATCAAGTCCACACACGAATACATCGATCAACATCTTGGCGAACACAAGTCGGGAGCAATCGCTGGCTTTTCAACCACAAGTAAGACCAGACCTCTCATCGTAGCCAAGTTAGAAGAGTTTATGAGAAACAAACTAGTTAAGACGTATTCTTCGCGTTTAGCAAACGAGTTCCGAACTTTCATTTGGTACAACGGGAAGCCACAAGCCATGAGGGGCTACAATGACGACTTGGTAATGGCTCTTGCGATTTGTTGTTGGGTTAGAGACACAGCCCTCCAATCAAACGCCCGAGACCTCAACTACCAGAAGGCATTCGTAGACGCCATCATGACTTCGAGAACAACCCTAAACACGCAGATAAAAGGACAAATTGGCTACACAGGCGAAGACACAACTAGTAAAATGAACGAAGCAAAAAATCTATATTCCCAATATATGTGGATAATTAAGTGAGAAAATAAATGGCACCCCGAAACCCAAAACAAGGCAACAACCCAGCGAATAGAGATTCCCAGTTATTCAGGTCTCTTACTCGGTTGTTCTCTGGTCCTATCATTAACTACCGCTCAGAGTCTGGTCGCAAGATTCGCAGGCAGCACCTTGATAAGTACTCTACAAGATTCAAGTCTGCGTCAGGACAGCAGTTCAAGAAGCAGTCCTACAACCCGTTAGACACAATCGCTGCAAACGCTATTGCAAACCAGCGTCGTTCCGAGCGCTACATTGACTTTGACCAAATGGAGTACATGCCAGAATTGGCTTCTGCACTCGACATCTATGCAGACGAGATGACAACATTCTCTACTCTCTCTCCGATGCTAAACATCAAGTGCCGCAATGACGAAATCAAAGCCGTTCTCAACATTCTTTATCACAACATCATGAACGTAGAGCACAACCTCTTTGGTTGGTGCCGCACAATGTGTAAGTATGGCGACTTCATCCTCTATCTTGATATTGATGACGAGATTGGGATTAAATCTACAATCGCTCTTCCCCTACAAGAAGTTGAGAGACTAGAGGGAATGGACGCCACAAACCCCAACTATATCCAGTATCAGTGGAACTCAGCAGGAATGACCTTTGAGAACTGGCAGGTTGCCCACTTCCGCATTCTTGGAAACGACAAGTATTCACCCTACGGCACATCTGTCCTAGAGCCAGCACGACGCATCTGGCGTCAGTTGACTCTAATGGAAGATGCAATGATGGCTTATCGCATTGTTCGTTCTTCAGAGCGCAAGGTGTTCAAGATTGACGTTGGCGCTATTCCTCCACAAGAAGTCGAGCAATACATGCAGAAGATCGTGTCCCAGTTGAAGAGACACACAATTGTTGATAAAGACACAGGTCGCATCGATCTTCGCTACAACCCACTATCAATCGAAGAGGACTACTACATTCCGATTCGTGCTGGTTCTGTGACCGACATTCAGTCACTTGCTGGCGGACAGAACACAACACAAATTGACGACATCAAGTATCTCCGCGACAAAATGTTCTCCGCTATTAAGATCCCGCAGGCTTATCTCACAATGGGTGAGGGAGCACAGGAAGATAAAACCACACTAGCGACCAAAGACATTCGTTTTGCTCGCACCATTCAGCGTCTACAGCGTTCTGTTATCCACGAACTAGAAAAGGTTGGAATTATCCACCTTTACACACTTGGTTACAGAGGTGAAGATCTTATGAACTTCAAACTCGCTCTCAATAACCCAAGCAAGATTGCGGAACTACAGGAACTAGAGCACTGGAAGACCAAGTTCGACATTGCTGCCGCAGCAACAGAAGGCTACTTCTCACGTCGCTGGGTTGCCGACAACATTTTCGGAATGTCTCACGAAGAGTTCCTACGCAACCAGCGCGAGATGTTCTACGACCGCAAACACGACACAGCCCTTGAGGGCGTTGCCGAAGCAGCCGCAGGCGGCGGCGGTGGCGGAGAAGGCGGAGGTGGTCTTGACCTCGGCGGTGGAGATGAAGGTGGCGGCTTAGACCTCGGTGGAGGCGACGAAGGCGGTGGTCTTGATCTAGGCGGCGACGAAGGTGGTGGCGAAGAAGCAGGCGGCGGCGAAGAATCCGCGCTTCTAGCAGCACCTCCCGGCTCTCGTCCTTCACCGCGTCTAGCGCCCTCACTCGGCAAGCGCGCGAGAACAGGTAAAAAATACGTTACCCAAGGCGCAAAAGGCAAAGTCTATCAAAAGGTAGCGACCGATAAACGACCCGCAGGTGCTAGAACAAGAAACTACAGCAGTGTTCCAACACCCGAAATGAACACCTACAGAACTAACAATCTTGGTGCCCCAGAACTAAGATCACTAGCCAGAGGCATTTATGAGGAGCAAGACCCTATTTACCTCAGAGAACAGGAAGAGGAAACCTCTCTTCTTGAAGTAAACAACTCAGTCAAGATGCTAATTGAATCTTTGGAGAACAAGGTTACGGAGACCAACAATGAAGAATAAACACAATAAGAAGAGGAACACAGCCTTCGTTTTTGAAGCCCTCGCCCG